ATTTTCAATGGCTTCTTTTCTTCCTCTATGTTATATCGTCCTCGCACTTCTACTATTTTATATGGAGTATCTGTCATTCTATAATGTTTCATCTTCGTTTCTTTCTGTCAAATAAACATCAAAATCTTTTTGAATATAGAAATGATGTGGTATTTCTCCGTTCAATATCCAAATGCTATGAAGTGCGTCCATCTCATTTAAAAAACCTTTGCTAACCACTTTCCCGTGTTCCGTTACCATAAATCGTTCTCGCTCTTTTTCAAGCTTATAATTCGTTGCTATCATAATTCAAAATCTCCAAAATCATTAACTTCACTATCAAGCGTCATAGCGTCTCCGAATGTTTCCAGATGGTCAATTCTATGCTCTATCTCTTGATAAATTTTAATCTTTGACTCTCTTGTTAATTCGCTCATAGAGATTGTTGTGCCGTACTTATTGAGTGCATCTCTATCCATCTTGTTTATCTTGTTTTTTACTTTTTCCATATTAACTAACATTTTTTATATCCTCTATTTGTTTTGTCATTTTATCAAGTTTAACGTAATAATGCGCTATTTCAAAGTTAAGCATATCTAAGAGTGTTGACGCTACTCTCATCGATGCGAAAGTGTGTTGCGCTTTGTAAGCACTGCTGTCGTAGTATTCTTTCAATTTCTTATCTGTAAAGCCGTAAAACTTTTGGACGTCGGGACTTTTCTTTATTATCGCAAAGATTAGTGACGTTACGGTTATGTAATTCTTATCATTAAATTTTGTACAAGCATTGTTCCAAGCGTTGTCGCTTATATGTGCGTGTAGTTCCCATATAGCTCTATGTTTTTGTATCTCTAAAATGTTTCTAATCAATCGATCTTTTGCACTTCCGTTCTTAATATCGAAGTGACGTTTGCGGAGTGTCTTCGCTATGTATTGTAAGTGCTTATCTTTAATTATTTCTTCGTTTGAGTAGTAGCCGAGTGCACCTAGGATTATCATACCGACGCATAGTTTTTTATCAATCTTTATCATCTCAAAATCACTTTAACTATATCAGCACTGCCACCTTTAGCTCTTATCTTTCTATAGAGGCGTTCCGCTTGTTCTTTTGGCAGCATCGTAATTTGTGTAGTGCCGTCAATTCTTTCTATCACTTGGTAGTGTTTGCTGTTGTCTTTCATATTTTTATCCTCACTGTAATACAATCCGTATTTTCTTCCATACTCTTTAAAGCAGTAATTGTTTTTTCTACATCTTCTTTATTTGCAAGCACTTGATTTAATATGCTTGGCTGAGGTGTTCCTATTGTATATATATAACAGATTAGTAGGTATCCACTCATATTATTTTCCTTTTTATAATATATTTATTGTATGTTCTAAATTATTAGATAAAACATAATTATTGTAAGCTTTTGCAGCTTCTATGGCTGTGGTAAAACTACCCAAATATATATTTTTTCCATCTATTACTATCCTAGCCATCCATTTACTATTTCTTTGATGAAAGCTTACACCTCTATATCCTGATGTATTGGTTGACATAATAATTCTTTTATTTCTTTGTTGAACTTTCATTGTAGCCCATCTACAATTAGATTTTTCATATCCCTTATCATTATCTATTCTGTCGATAGATAATCCTTTTTCATAACCATCAATCATATCATCATAGAAATTTTTAAAATCTTTCCATTCTTCACAGACTTTAATACCTCTACCTCCGTAATCAACAAAATGCTTATTGTTCTTATTTCTAGTTCTTTGTATCATAGCTTCCCATATCATATGAAGTGGATGCTTATATAGACCGTGAGTTCTTTTATATTTTAGACAACCGCAACCCTTTGTACCTCCGTTTATTACATTTGATTTCATAGCTTTAAACTCATTACCACAATGACATCTAAATAATCCAAAGCGTACTTTACGTTTAGAAGATTTATCTGGAAATATCATTCCTAAATCTTCTATAAGCATTGGTGTTGGTGGTGTGATTAATTGTTTTGACATTTGTAGTCCTCCCAGACTGATAAATTTTATGTGAAAGGTAGATGCTGGGAGGAGCGTAGACTACCTCTCGCATAAAACTTTCTACGCTGTAATTATACTATCATATTTAATATTTTATAGTATTCCTTTTAAACGTAAGTATAAGTCGTAACATTTATCAGTAGACTTGAAATTTCTCTTACATCCTTTGTAATGTTTTATTACTTCGTAGGGAGTATAACCTTTATCTTCAAGTTGAGTAATGATTTCATCAATAGCCATAAGGCTATTCACTTTGCATTTTAGTTTCCAAACAGCAGGCTTTATACCACCAACACCAACCGTATCGCTTGCAGGATGCTTTACAGAGTAACTAGAATTGGATTCTGTCATCGCAATAGCTACAACTAAAGCCCTGTGGTTTTTTGGTATCTGCTCAAGCTCTCCAAAAGAAGATTTAGGCATAAAGATATTTATGTTTTCTGTTTTATTTGCGCTTTCTTTTAATTCGTTTATAGACTTATTTTGATAGTAGCTCACGACCATTAGAACTACAATTGCTATTTTATAAATTGGCTTCATTATTCTCCTTAAACTTAAAATCATCACAATATAATATATCCATATCATATTCATCTATACGCTTATATGTATCACAAAAACCTTTTTCATCACATACTGAGCAAGATTTTTGCTGTGTTACTTTTTTATGATATTCATCAAGTGTACGTATTAAATCATTAATAAAAAGTTTTATTTCTTTAGCGATAATAATTCTATCTGCCAAGTCTCCATTTATGATTATGTTTTGTAAGTCTATATATCTTTCATATTCCATTTCTTATCCTTTAATTGTAAATATAAAATATACGAATATCAAAGTAATAAATAACATCGCAAGGAGTATCTTATCTTCTCTGTTCATTATAAAACCCTTTGTGACAATTTATAGATTGTAATATCAACTCTCGCTATTATTTTTAAAATTCTTCTTTTCATAATTGATATCCTTCTTCATATTTTGGTTTGAGGGCGATGTATTCGCTTGATGCGGTTTTGCCACATTTTACACATTCCATTGTAGGGATAACTTTTGCGTGGAAAAAATTATCATCATATCCGCCTCTTTCTGCTGTGTATCCACAGTGCTCACACTCATAAATGGCAACAAAATCTCTTCTGCTTTGACTTATTATCTCTTTAATTCTCATCTCATCTCCAATGCTTCTGCAAATATTTCTTTAATATCATTTTCATCAATTTCAAACCCGTAAACAGAACACAAATCTGCAATTTCATTAATTGCGTTTGCTATTTCTTGCTTCCAAGTGCTTACAAATAACAACAGCTCTTCGTATTCCTTTTCGTCTTTTTCTCTATCTAATAGATTGTGATCGTGATGTTCTAATTTCATAATATTATTTCTCCACTATTTAATTTATATACAAGCGATTTTGCACAATCTTCTGACATATGTGTAGTTCCTATAAACTCCATACTTTGCGTACAATCATATTTCCAAACATTATAGAAATGACTAAAAAAAATATTAGCTTTGACTTGAAATGTATCATTCCAATCCGCAATCCATCCATTATCATTTTCTTTAACAAACTCTTGTATCTTTTTAACTTTTTCCATTGTTCACCTTCTTTTGGAATATGTAATCATACGATAGGTTACCTTTAGGTTACCTTAACTAATATAAGACTCTATAAATTTAACTGCTTCTTTTGCGCCGTAACAAACTTGTCCTACTGCATAATCAAATTGATTCACTTTATTAATAAACATAATCTGCTCTTCTGATACTGTACTAAATGACTTAGAAGATCTTTTTAGTTCAATAAATAATACCTTGTATGGGAGCATTACAACTAAATCGCTTGCACCTTTTATCAGACCTTCACTCTTTAGAACGCTACCGACTTTTATAGCGGTGTTCCTATTCAATGAAGACAATGCCGAACTGTTAGGGATGCTAAAATGAAAGATCTTTTTAGCACGTAACCACTTGACTAGAACTAGCTGCTCATCGTGCTCTAGGGGGACATAAGCTTTACGTGGTTTAACCATTTTTTAGATTCTTGATAGCGTTATCAATGGCATATTCTAATGCGTCCGTTTGTCTAACCTTTCCGATTATAATAGTTTCATTAAGCAATCCTGTTAATTCTCGCAACTTGTCACGAGTACCAGTAGTTGCTTTAATTAATATCATTTTTTGGTTCATCATCTTCTCCTTTTGCTATATTTGGGACATTATCTATTAGGATAATTCCATATTTTCCTCTTGTTATTGCTACGTATTCAGCAGCACGACTCGCACCATAAAAACTGTTATTTGTAATAACGATACAAGGCACACTTATGCCTTGTGATTTATGCACGGTTCTGCTTGTTGTATATCGTGCGGTAACAACACTCTTCGCACTCATAAAATTAGCCCAAGCACGTTTTCGATCTGCACTCATATCGCTTTGGTCGTAGGCTTGTTTAAAATATTCAATATTGCTATATTCATCAGCTAAATAACGCAATGAATAATCAAGTTCATTTTTTCTTATTTTCCCTGATATATATTTTTTAAATTGGTTATGTATTCGCAATGATGGAGATAATTTAGCAAATAAATCATCTAGCATATTCTTGTATTCGTCCTCTGTGTTATCCCATAATAGAATAAAATATTTATCCTCAATTATTGCAAGCGTACAATGTTCCAAAACTTCATCAATAGGGAACTGAATGTAAAAAGTATCATCAATAGGTGACGCTAATGTATCAGTGATACTAATTCCAGCACCGCTTTTAGATATTGACAATTTGAAGCTTTTATACATACAATAACCATTCTTTTGCAATGCCGTTGTTTCGTTATTTAGCAAGTCAACTTTTACATCTTCCCCGTTATAAAAAACAATATCACTTTTGAAGTCACGCTTTGGATAACCATTGCGATCTGTCCCCCCATTAGCAACCATTTTAGTCACTTGCACGGAAGCATTAAGATTGTATTTATTATGCCCATTGCAAGTTATTTTATTAGCCATAAACTCAACCAATTTATTACGGTATTGTACACAGCAAGATTCAGAATTTTTAGGGATAAAATCACAGTCATCATAATCAATTTTAATAATATTTCTATCGTTTATGTAATCATCGAGATTTAGCGACTCAATTCGTCCTTCTTTATAGTTTTTAAAGTCATCGAACAACTTAACCATATGTGGATCTTGTGCTCTTAATGTTTTATATAAATAGTGTTTTGATTGAGCAATATTATCCCATTCAACTTTTACCGCTTTAACGGGTGGCAATTGTTGAGAGTCCAAAACAAATAAAACGTAATTGAATTTTTGCTTATCAATTTCACGGAATAGGTCAGTGCCTATCATTGAGCTTTCGTCAATAATAAGAATATCAGGCGACTCAATGGAAGTATCACTACCTTTTAACAACAATGCTTCATCTGCACTACTAGCATCGTCATTGTTTGTCATCTTCATACCTAGAAATGAATGAATAGTTTGACCATCTAATGCACTTGCAGCCTTGCCGGTTGTAGCAGTAACAACTACATTTAAGTTCATACGTTCAGCTGTTTTAATTATAGCTCGTATCGTTGTAGTTTTTCCACTCCCTGATTTTGCATCACAAACGGCATAACGAATTGAGTTATTATTAAATTCATTCAATACTGCGTTATGTATCTTCTGTTGGTCTGGGGTTAATGTTGGATATAGATTTGCACCATCTACATCCATTGCATCAAACTTTGATACTAATTGACTTAATTTTTTTTTCACCTTTTACCACCTTTTTAAAATAGTAATGAAGCTTCTAACTGCTCCATTAGTTTTTTATCATTCATCATATTAGCCATAAAGTCATAAACAAATCTAAAATCATCTGTTTCGCTTAAATAGCAAATATCCTCCGTCCAGTTACCATTTACTTCTGAATTGTCGCAGAAATATAACTTAACACCGTTTGTACCTATAACCCAAATATGATACTTATTACGTCTTTGAGTTATACCCATTGAAGCAATAGTGGCTATTATCATTTTCTACCCCAACCCTTTTTAATAGGCTGTTCGCCATCTTCTTTTGGTGATTCTTTTTTAGCACCGAATGATGACTTTGGAGTTTCCTTCACAGTTTCCTTAAACTCTTTAGCACTTGATAACCATTTATCTAATTTTGTAGGCTTGCCATTGATAGCTTCCTCTCCGTAAAATAAACCACTTTCAATATCAAAGAAATGTTCAATACTTGCATATTCACGAGATTTTACACCATCAATTTCGCGGTTCATCTGTGCAGTAATTCCAACAACTTTACCAACTAAATCAGGGAAGCCATCACCTTTTTCAATCTTACGTTCTTTTGCTTCTTTGTCATAAACCTCAAAACTTGTTTCTGATGGATTAACATCAAAAATTTCTTTACCAAGTGCAATACCAAAAAGCGTGTTTGCGATAGATAGTCCGATATGCTGTTTTTTAACCGTTTTTCCGTTATAAGATTGAGTGAAATATGTATTACCATCTTTACCAGCAACAGTGAAATATGTGCGGATTGTTTCATCAGTATCTGTTTTTGCGCTTATTACTAAACTAATTGATTTTGATCCATCGGCTTTACTATTTTGTAAATATGCCTCTGTAATTTCTACTTCATACGCATCTGTTTTACTGATACCATTATTTGAGTATTCTAACTCACTTGTTACTTCAACATCTGCTTCTTTTTTTAACCACATAATAATTCCTTTTAGTTTGTTTGTTCTTCGTTAAGTGATTCAATTTCTGGATCACCACCTGTAATTCCTAGCATAGACAGCAATGAGTATCGTCTTAAATATGACGCTACACTGCCACACTGCATTATTTCTGTGCTTCCTTTTACCGGATCGCCGAGTGGAAACATCAATGTATGTTCTACCCATTCATCGCCATAATGGAGACGAGAAATAACTACTACAAAAGGCATATCCTCAACTAATGTCATTCTATGCTCTTGTATTAATGCAATTCCGTTACCGCCTAAAATTGGTAATAACTTTGTTACGATTCCATTCAAAGTTAAATACGAGTATCGTTTTTCATATCCAAACGCATCATCTTTTAACTCTGGAAATTCAGCTTGCGATTTTGCAAGTGCTGTCATTAACTGGCCAACACTTTTACTTGTTTTCACCTTTTACCACCTTCTTTTGGAATATGTAATTATACAATAGGTAACCTTAAAGGTATATTATATCCATTTATTTTTTACATCTTTACATTATTTCAAACGTTTAACGATATTAACTATATCTTTTATTGATACAGGTATTCTGATGTTACATTCATCAAATAACCAATTAACTATGTAGTCATCGTCAAAGCCATCATCGCGCATCATATAAATGCAGGACACCAAACAACAATGCTTATTTCCGTTATAATAATTGCCATCCATAAATATTTTAATACCTTTGATTTTAGCTTCATAATTCACCCCATCCTCTGAATATCCACTTTCTATTTCATTTCCGTGCTTATCTACCCATACATTTCTAAGCTCACACAAGCGATAAATATCATTGGACGGTATAACCATTGCCTTTTGTACTATCGGCGTTATTTGGGGCGTTTCTGTTACAATGACTGGGAATAATTTGCCTTCTGTATAAAATACTTCTGCATTATTGGCTGAACTGAAAAAAAACCTTCCTCTGTCTTTCGTGCTATGATCCACAAAAAAGTATAAATCCATAACTCTTTTCATAAGTTTATCAATTATGTCTGCTTCATTTATAGTTTTATTCAAATGTAAAAATATCCTAAATCTATCGCAAACTATTCCATTTTTTTCTTTTTTGTGGGATCGTGTCGTAATAATATAATGCTCATAAGATTTAAAAATATACTGCGCTTGCATAATAGAACATCCATCATCAATATCGAGAATTAAAACATCCACACCCCCATTCCAATTCGCATTACTTCTTTTACTATCTTTGAACTTACCAGCAGAATATGCGTACCCACTAGTAACCATTTTAGGAATGTCGCTAAATTCTACATCTTCATAATTAATGAACCCAGTTGCATTTTTAGCCTCATTATGATTTGCTACTGTGAAGAACATTACTTATTCCATTTCGCTTTTTTTGCTTCTTGTTCTGCTATTTTTTGATCTTCTACACTTTTTCTTACTCCATCACTCTCTCTAACAAAATCTAAATTATGATTTATTTCTTCGTACTTTGTTATCATTCCTTTCTTTTTATAATCCCGATGTTTTTCCATCCATATTAATCTCTCAGTAGTACCCCTATTTTTAGGATTTTCAAAGTCCATAAAAATCGCAGTGTCAAGATGATGCTGAACCATTACGCTTCCAAAAATTACATAGTTATTATTGTCATTGTCATACTTTGATCTTTGCCCTATAATAATTAAAATTATATTTAGGTTATGCGCCATTTTTAGTAATCTATCGGATACGGTTTCATAATCCCCTAGCTGCCTGCCTATTGTAACCTTCGTAAGTGAATCAATGATAAAGATTCTGCACCCATCTAAATATCGAACATTAATCATACGTTCTAAGTCCGCCCACTCACTACTTTTAGTGTCAACTGAAAACATTTTTTTCTTGCTGTCATTATTTTCAATTAATCCTCTAAGCTTATTCGAGTGATCTTGGGATAGTGATTTATAAAGGCGTGACGTTCCAACCTCAAAACTATGAAAGTGCAATTTTTCGTTATTCTCCAAAAAGCCTCTAATCATCATATAAATAACATCAGACTTTCCAATATTGCTCTCACCTATTACTGCCATATAAGTTCCAAATGGTATTCCGTTACTTTCCTTTAGCAAGTATTCATCAAATGCTGTTATGTTTGTCAAAACAGTTTCTATAATAGGGTTTCCATCAATGTCAATGTCAAGTTTAGCACGCTCTCTTGCAAAAATATCCTCGATAAACTCCCACCCATCTTTTACCCCATCGTTTAGCTCATCAAAAATATTGTCGATAGCTTTTAATACAGCATTTTTTTGTGCTTGTAAATCCCTAAATTTAGCTATATAATCCTTTGGTGTTTTAACGCCTGATTGTATTACCGATGACATAATTAGAATGTCATTAATTAGTACGTCTTTAAATTCAATTAGATCGCTAAGTTCCATTTCTTTTAAATTTTTCATTATTATTGTCCTATATTTTGATCTATCAACTCTTGCAATTGATCTATTTTTAAAATGTTACATAATGCCTTGGGTATCTTTTTACTTTCGTTATATGCAGTAATCTCATCATCAATGGCAAAATTTATTATTTCATAATTTGTCAATGATGAATTAGCAGGAAGATTAAACCTATGCTTCATTGTGTTTGAGAAGTTTTTGAATGTATCTGTTTTTCTAACATCATTGCGTCCTGATGCTTTATTATAAAACTCTAGCGTGTAGTTCTTCCAAATATAATTAAACTCTTCTGTGTACTCCGTGCTAGGTTTAATCTTGCTGGTTGGCTTGGCTTGGTTACTTGGTGTGAGTTTAGCGGAACGTAGTGGAGTGGTTTCTCTACCTTCTACCTTTTTACCTTCTACCTTACCTAACGCGATTGCGCCCGTATTCGCTGCGAGTTCGCGCGAACAATCAAAGTCAAGGCTTAAAACATCTATTTCTACCGATAATTCATTAACTTTTTTATCTATTTCTATTAATAAAATAGATATATCTTGTTGTTTAATAGGTATAGTGGCAGTTATTGGATGTCTAGTTGATTTGTTATACCCGAAAAAAAGCAGCAGTTTATAATTAATTATCCTGCCTTCATATGCTGTCGAGATTTGTATTGACCCACCAGTAAATCTATCAATATCATATTCCGTGTATTTTTCTATAATTTTATCAATCATATAAGTACACCATTAATTGTATGTTCTAATCCATTTTCAATTACATACTTATCGTAAGCAATAGCAGCTTCTAAAGCAGTATTAAATCTACCTAACCTTATACGTTTTTTATTTACATGAATTACTGATGTATATTTATTTCTATCAAAACTAACTCCCCTATAACCACTTGTATTAGTAGACATTAGTTTTCTAGTATTACGACATTGTATATTATGTGTAGCCCATCGTATGTTAGAAGGTTCATAATTACCATCATTATCAACTCGGTCAAGCGTAAAACCCTTTTGATAAGTTGGATACATATCAATTATAAAATTGTTTATAGTATGCCATCTTTTACATACTAAAATACCTCTCCCTCCATAAGATTTATAATGAGGGTCTTTTTGATTATAAACACGGTGCATCATACAAGTATATGTTTTATATAAAACATGTTTGCTAAAACCATGATGAATATAGCCATATTTTAACATGGTAATTCCTGTTTGATTGTCAATCTAGTAAGTAGTTGGATAAAGTTTTGCAGGAAGTGACGAGTTTCCTTTTTAAACAACTCTAAAATGAACAGAGGAAACTCGTCAAAGCAACTGTTCATTTTAGAAATGTTATATACGCATTATACCAAAATAATTATAAATAAGGCATAAAGCCCTATTTAATAGTAAGTGTTGTATTCGTAACTAGCTCTGCCCCGATCACACACTCACCAGCCTTGATTGCTGTCTTAATTGCTGTTTTATCAGGCTCGTATGTTGTCTTAACTCTGGAGTATTTACCTTGCATATTAAAGCCTTCCTCAATGTTTACCGATTCACTTTTACGTGTTGAGAAAGTGAACTTTTGCGTTTTTAGTTTTGCTTCGGGTAACTCAACTAATGCCGATAGCATTAAACTTTTCAAGCTTGTGTAATTATTGTCTAATCGTTTTGCACGTTCGTTTAACCGTTTTGCTTCACGCTTTAAAGCATCTGATTGTAATTCAAGCTCATTGAGTATATAAGCGCATCCCTCTAGCTTGTCCGATAGCGTTATACATAGGCTATCAAAAAGCTCTTTGATCGTTTGGCTGTCATCTGCAATCTCGCCAGTCTCACTGTCATACTGTTCATTTTCTGCTAAATCACGAAGAGTTCTAAATTCTTCTGAAATTTCGTATATTCTCATATTACGCCTTTTTTTTTTGGAATGGTGTAATTATATAATAGGTTACCTTTAAGGTATATTAATCTATTGCAATTTAAGCTCAATTAAGATATAATAAAAAATCAGTTCAGCGTTAAAGGCGTTGTTGATTGCAGTGGTTGGCTTTTCACCTTCTCTGACTACTGCTACTTCAAAATAAATCTCCAAGCACAAAACAATTTTTTAACTGCGTCCAAGATAGATTTATTTTAAATTAAGATATGTTACGTTATTATTTCGGTAACTTAAATTAAAGGTGAATAAATGGAATATCAATATGCGGAGCAAGGTACGCTAGCTCATGTTGAAATAGAATTAAGAGGATTGCTTGAAAAGCTTAAAAATTTAGATTTAGATGCAAAAGTAGATTGTATAAATTTAATGCGTGTATTAATACATGATATTAGTCCATTTAAATCTGAGCCAGTTGATTTGGTTCAATGGGTTAAAAATACAACAGTTGGTGCTAATGATTACAACCCAAATACAGTTGCCCCTCCTGAAATGGAACTATTACGCTTATCTATTGCAAGTGATGGTTATACTCAACCTATTGTAACGTGGTCAAATAGCGAAACAGTTGCACATGAGGTTATTGATGGTTTTCACCGTCATAGAGTAGGTAAAGAATGTAATGAGATTCAAAGTCGTATTCATGGCTATTTACCTATAGTTGCAGTGGCTTCAGATCGTGAAAATAAAAATGATCGTATTGCTTCAACTATCCGCCATAATAGAGCAAGAGGAAAGCATAAAGTTGACGCTATGTCAGATATTGTAGTGGAACTTAAAAATAGAAATTGGGCTAATTCTCGTATTTGCAAAGAATTAGGAATGGATGAAGATGAAGTTTTAAGATTATGTCAGATAACAGGGCTTCAAGATTTATTTAAAGATGAAGAGTTTTCAATGTCTTGGGATGTTACCGAAGCAAACTTTGAAGCGTGGGAAGACTTAACAGATGAAGTCACCGAAATGGAAATGGAACGGTTACAGCTAAGAAATACAGTAAATGCTTCATACGATAGAATTTTTCATACTTACGATAAATGGGAATGTTATGCAGCTGGATTTTTTAATACATCAGTTATTGGAATGAAAAAAGATGAGGCTGAATTTAAATTTGCTAATTTCTTAAAAGATATAAATAAGTTTGAAGAAGCATTAAATTATATCGTCCATAATTGGAAATATTCATGTGAGCAGAACTTAACAAACATTGCATTTAATCGTATTGCATGGTTAGGGCAAGCATCAGTTTGTTATGCAATTGGAATACCTTCAACATATAGAGCAGGATGGTTTTTACTAAATGAATATGAACAATTAAGTGCTGACAATATGGCACTAAAATATTTAAATATTTGGTTATTAAATAATGGTCGTGATGAAGTATCAATGGAAGAAGCAAAGCCATTTAGACAGTCGGAGTTATACTAATGAGAACAAAATTATATAAAAATGTTGATGTTTATACTGCATCAAAAGAACGTGTCAGTAATATATTCGATGGATTTAAAAATATCTATATCTCTTTTTCAGGAGGCAAAGATAGTTCAGTGATGACACACCTAGTATTACAGGAAGCACGAAAACGTAACAGAATTGTAGGGTTATTAATTATTGACCTTGAAGCACAGTATGACGACACTATACAACACATACATTACATGATTGAAGAGTATAAAGATGTAATAGATTTACATTGGGTATGTGTTCCTTTGCTTCTTAGAAATGCACTTACAAATTACGACCCTCGTTGGTGCTGTTGGGAAGAAGACAAAAAAGATATTTGGGTAAGACAAAAGCCAAAAGAAGCTAAAGGGGCAGAGGACTATCCATTTTTTATTGACAAAATGGAATTTGAAGAGTTTATGGTGTTATTCGGTGAATGGTATGGTGGAGATCAGCCCACAGCAGCATTTATTGGAATCCGTCCAGATGAGAGTCTACACCGTTACAGAGCTATCACATCATATAAATTTGACTCAATGTTTAATGACTATCATTGGACTTCAAAAGTAGAATACAATCTTTATAATATCTATCCTATTTATGATTGGAAAACAGAGGATATTTGGAGATTTCACGGTAAATATCAAAGCTTGGGTCATAATGAGATTTATGATAAAATGAATATGGCAGGGGTAAAGTTATCGCAACAACGTCTTTGTCAACCATACGGTGATGATCAGCGTCAGGGGCTATGGTTATATCATATTTTAGAGCCTGAAACATGGGGTAAAGTTGTAAATCGTGTTAATGGAGCCAATAGTGGCTCTTTATATATTCAAGAGAGCGGAAACATGACTGGATATAACAAAATATCAAAACCACATGGTCATACGTGGGAAACATTTACAAATCTATTATTACAAACTTTACCTAGAAAAACAGGTATACATTACAAAGATAGATTTAAGAAGTTTATTAAATCATGGCAAGATAGAGGGTATATTACAATTCCAGATGAGGTTCCATCTGAACTAGAAGCTAAACAATGGGCACCGTCATGGAGAAGGATGGCTAAATGTATTCTAAGAAATGATTACTGGTGTAAAGGGATTGGTCAATCTCAACCTAAATCAGACGCTTATATTCGCTTTAAAGAGATTAAAAAAGCAAAGAAGGAAATAAAATGAGTAGCATACACCAATTCCGAAAGATCGTAACTTCTCAATGCGAGGAGTGCGGAGTAACTATTGAAGGATTGAAAACTAAAAAGTTTTGTGGATATCTTTGCAAAGTACGAAATTTTAGAAAGAAAAAAAAAGCTACAATTGTTACAATGGAAAATGAAAAAGAAGTACAAAAGATTATTTAATAGATAAAGGAAGTAAAGATGAAGAATAACATCGATCCAACCCACTACACAATAATGAAAATCCAACCTAATGATTACATAACAGCGAACAATTTATGCTGGGAGGTTGCTAATGTGATTAAATATATATCCCGCTTCGAAAACAAAAATGGTTTAGAAGATTTGCTAAAAGCGAAGAAGTATATTGATATGCTAATTGAAAGAAAGTATCCAGATTTTAACAACACAGGGGCTCAAATATGAAAAAGAAATACAAAAGACTGTTACAAATCCACACCTTAACCCTATCACAGCTTCGTGAAGCAAATCAAAAGATAGATACTCGTAATCTACATATCAAAGCGTTAAACGACACCATTGAGACGCTGGAGCGATATATAAAGCAACAAGACAAAGCAATTGAGAGAAAAGATGCGCAGTTTCTTGGGTTGCGTATGGCATTTCAAGATGAGATTATAAATAAAATGTTATAATTTCAATATGAAAGCACACGAAATGGTTATACTCGATAAATTCTATCAGCTCTGTGATGTGCTAAATGATGATATAAGCGATGTTGCTATAGTGATTTCGCATCTGATGTATATGGCAGGGTTGAACTTGCCCTTAACCGCTGTAAGACGTGATTGTTTATCCGTGTCAGTGGTAAATATTGAAAAGTACGAAGATTTTATCGATGATGCGCTCGATATGCCGATTAAAGAACTTCGTGAAATATGCGATAAGAAACTAGCTAACACAACACAGCTAAGAGCTAAGATAAAAGAACTGCAAGAAGAGTTGGCAAAGTATAAAAATAAAAGTGTAGAGCGTCATTACTGCGAGCCAAAATATACGCAGCCGAGCTTACTTGATTTAATGGAGATGTAATGAATATAGATAGTAAAGTAGAAATAAGCGTAATAGGCTATCCTTTTATAAAACTATCTTTTATTGAAAAGGCTTTGGCGTGTAGTCTAATGGATAAAGAAGAGATAATGATGTATCGCTGCAAATGGGAACTAGGCGGTATAACGTATGATGACTGGCATAGAGAAGATGTATTGGAGGAAATTGTAGAATGATTTATAACTACAAATGCCCGCATTGCAATTATGAGGTAAACATTGAGAAGCCTATGGCAGAAAGTGGACGTGAAGAACACTGCGAAATTTGCGAGGGTGTACTTGAACGAGTTTATGTATCGCCTGTTATTTTTACGGCGGATGGGATGAAAAAATGAATTGGTTTGCATTTTCTATCGTAAGCCCTTTTTTAATAGCAGTAACAACAGTAACAGGATATGTAATCGCAAAGTATTTTGAAAGTAAGAGGAATAAATGAAAGAGTCAACAATCTACAAACTTTTAAAATATTTTAATGATTTTAAAGCAGTAAAAAAAGGGAAAATTAAACAACGGATAGAGAATAGACTACTAGACAAATTCTTTGGTCGGTTTTTTGTGTAATGGCGTATTCAGTTAGTCAGTGGGAAAGAGCTAGGGCATATTATGAAGCAGGAACGCATACACTTCAAAAGATAGAAGATGAGGTTGGAATAAATAAGGGGCATCTTAGTAGAACTGCAAAAAAGCAACTATGGAAACAAGGCTCAAAAGCCGATTATATCGAAGCTAGAATTATGATTGCTGAAAAAAAAGCAACAGAAAAAGCAACAACTCTTCAAATACTTGACGATATTGCAGATGAAGCTATACGACACAAGCAAATAATCAACTCCAACGCCGAACTAATCGCCTCAAAAATTCCGATTATGTTAGATCAGATAGACAGCGCATCAGATTTAAAAACACTAGCAGAAGCAAACGACCGATTAGCAATCACGCTCAAAGTTGCAGACCGTCACGCCAAAAGTGGCGAGATAAACGTAAACGCCACCGCAGCAGTTCAGAACAATAACAATCTAAGTAAAGACGAAATGATAGAAGAGGCGAAACGTAGAGGGATACCACTTGACTTTATCGGACTTTGATTTAATTGAGTCGATTATTTATGCGCAGGCTCAAGATGATTTTCTAACATTTCGTAGAGTCATTAATCCAAAAGCAAAGATAGGCTGGTTCTTTCTAGACATAACCGCACAACTTAAACAATTCTACAATGATTTAGTAGCAGGGTTACGCCCTAAGCTTATCATACAAGCACCGCCGCAACACGGAAAGAGCGAGGCGGTTACTGACTTTATTTGCTGGATATCTGGCAAAAATCCAGACCTTAGATCACTTTATGCCTCATTCTCGGAACGTCTTGGTGTTCGTGCGAACTTAAAAGTACAACGGACACTCTCAAACCCGCGCTATAAAAGAATATTCCCTGCAACTCAATTAAACTCTAAAAATGTAGCAACAATACAAGGGCAAAGCTTAAGAAATAAAGAGATTTTGGAATACGTAGGGCATAGCGGATATTTTCGTAATACAACAGTTCAAGGAGCTATTACAGGCGAGGGATTAGATATCGGCTTTATAGATGATCCTATCAAAGGACGTGAAGCGGCAAACAGCGCAACGATGCGTCAAAAGGCGTGGGATTGGTTTACAGACGACTTCTTTACTCGCTTTAGTGAAGATGCAGGCTTGCTTATGATACTCACTCGATGGCACGTTGATGATCCAGCGGGAAGAATGATTGACACGTTTGGCGATAAGATAAAAGTGCTGAAATATGAAGCAATAGCAGTTAAGGACGAAGAGTACAGAAACGAGGGAGATCCATTATTTCCTGAACTTAAATCGCTTGACTTCTTATTGGAGCGTAAAAATACAATGCCGCGCGGTAATTATGAAGCATTATATCAACAGTCACCTATTATTCAAGATGGCGAGATAATGAGGCTTGAATGGTTTAGATGGTGGGATACTTTGCCCGTCATTGTTGAGAGTTCCATATTCGTAGATACTGCGCAAAAGAAAGGCGAAGCTAATGACTTTACAGTGGCACAGCTATGGGGGAACGATGGCGTGGGGAATATCTTTTTAATGGATATGATACGTGTTAAGGAAAATGCGCCCGAAGCTCAAAAATCGGTAGAGATGTTTTATTTTAAACACGCCTTAAATATTGAGATGAGATTTAGGAAAATGTGGATAGAGGACAAATCGAGCGGATCAACGATGATACAAAACTTTAAGAATAGAAATATGTTAGTTGATGGAATTCAAAGAAACGTAGATAAAGTTCAACGTGCAAATATTTTCAGCGGTTACATAGAGATGGGAAAAGTCTATCTTAATTCTAAAATTCCGTTTATCTCAAATCTAACCGATGAGACAGTATCGTTCCCGAATGGAATACACGATGATACGCTTGATCCGATGATGGACGCTATAGAGAAATATTGTATGAATAATTCTATTGACGTATGGAACAAAATCATCTAGCACAATAAAGAGAGGTTAAAATATCACTATGAGAAAAACTAAACGAAGAATTAAATCAGCACCAGCACAAGCGGTCAATGACGGATTTATGAATCTCACTATGGGATTAGGTATATCGCCAAATGCAAACAACCAGATATCGCAGGGTTATTTTGAGTTTAACAACTTCACGAAAAATCGCATTCAGTTAGAAGCTGGATATCGCACGAACTGGTTATGCTCTTCTTTAGTTGACTGTGTAGCTAACGATATGACACGCGCTGGTTTAGAGTTTACGGGAGAGATTGACCCAGAAGAATTAACAGAACTCAAAACGGCGTGGCAACGTTCTGGTATTATGGAAGATATAACCGATGGCATCCGATGGGGTCGTTTGTATGGTGGCTCGATACTTCTAATTATGTTAAAAAATGCAAAATATAGCACGCCGCTTAATCTCGCAGCGGTCAAAGAGGGTGACTTCTTAGGACTGAGTGTCTATGACCGATGGGATTTGACCCCTGATACGACACAGCTCATACAAGAGGGGCGCGATATCGGAAAGCCGATGTATTACACTATCAATTCCTTAAGCGGCTTAAAAGTACATCATAGCTACATTATGCGCTTCGAGGGTGATAAGCTTCCAAAATGGCAGTCGATTAACGAGATGCTTTGGGGTGCTTCGGTGTTGGAAAACGTACTCGATCGTATCATTGCTTTTGAAACGGTAACGATGGGAGCGGCGAACTTAACATCACGAGCACATTTAAGAACGATTAAGGTTGATAGCCTACGTCAAGTTTTAGCGATGGGTGGAAACGCAGAGGCGAACCTTATCAAGCAGTTTGCATACATTAAACAGATGCAAGATAATGAAGGCATCACACTATTAGATAAATCCGATGATTTTCAAACCGCTGCTTATAATTTCAGCGGGCT